TGATTGCTGAACCGTTTTTCGGGAGTAATGAAGAAGAGTGGAGAATGATTAACAATAATCGTGGGAAGCTTGCGGGTGTGTATGCCCGTGCGATTAAAAACTATGCAGAAGGATGAGCCTCCCCAAGAGCATAACTATCGGCGGTGTTCGGGTCCGAATCCGTCTGGGGGATCTGGGAGACGATGACTGCTACGGTACGTATTCTCACCGTCGAAAGCTCATCACCATCGACAAGACCCTCAAGGGCAAGGAACTCCATGACACCGTTCGCCACGAAATGCTTCACGCTAGCCTCGCTATCTCCGGTCTCAGTTATTCTGAATCATATGAGGAAGAGGCCATAGTTCGGTGCATGGACGAGATTTATTTCCCCGCTTGGGAAAGATTTACTAAACGATTCAACAACAAATAAAATATGTCTGACGCACGAAAATCTGGTCGCCGTAATTTCTTTAAGGGAGCAGGGACCTTAAAAAAACAATTCATCGACCTCCCTAAGGATACATTATTGATTCCATCGCGCATGTTGTCCGCATTGGAGAAGCAACGAAAGAAAAGAGACGATGCTCTCAACCGATCCACACAGCCCGCTAAGGAAGAGAAACCGCCCACCCCGCCTAAGAACGGGGTATCGGACAAGAAGAAACTCTTAGACGAAGCCAAACGCATGAAAGCACGAAGAAAAATGAGCCGCTATGATCGGGGCACTAAACAATAACAACGGATAAGGCATGCCCAAAAAGACATCCAGAGTTAACGAAGCAGGCAACTACACAAAGCCCAATATGCGTAAACGTATTTTTAATGAAATAAAGAGAGGGTCGAAAGGGGGGAAACCCGGACAATGGTCGGCCCGCAAAGCCCAGTTGCTAGCAGCCCGCTACAAAAAAGCAGGGGGCGGATACAAAGACTAAAGTTATGAAAAAAGTTATGAAAAAATTCAAACCTCACATGATGTACGACAAATCAGGAAAAGGGTATAAAGCAAACACCCACGAACAACATTTGGCCATGAAGAAAAAAGGTTACGGGCATACCAAGCCTGCAACAAAAAAACGGGCTAAAAAGATTATCGATAAGAAAACTAAGGGTGGATACTGATGGCAAAAAAACCATCACAAAAATCTCTAGACCGTTGGACCCAACAGAAATGGAGGACCAAAAGCGGTAAGCCGTCTGGAAAAACAGGCGAGCGATACCTCCCTGAAAAAGCAATCGAATCTTTGTCCTCCGCGGAGTATGCCGCAACAACACGGGCTAAAAGGCTGGGGACTAAAAAAGGTAAACAGCATGTGAAGCAGCCTAAGTCGATTGCTGAAAAAACGCGGCGTTTTAGATCAGGAGATCTAAAACGGTCGCGTAAAGCATGAGCAAGTTTAGTTATTCAAAAAATCGCTTTGTAGTTTTTTCCCCCGACAAGGATGACGTTGCAGAGGCTTTTAGAAGATCCCAATCATTGGGGATCCCGCCCAGTTCGTTTACCAATGGTATCGGTAGAATGACAGGCTTCTTGGGCGAAGTTGCTTTTGAGGCTTTTGTTGAAGGGGCCGCCTATGTGGGCGACCAATGCTACACGCACGATTACAATTTTCGCGGTCTAAAAGTAGATGTAAAGTCTAAGACTTGCACAACCAAGCCCCGCCTAGATTATGTGGCTACTGTTAATATGCAGGAAAACAAGAACCCAGAGGCTGACATATATTTTTTTACTAGAGTCCGAAAAGATTTATCTAAAGTATGGTTAGTAGGTTGGGCTACTCGTTACAACGCTACTAAGAAAAAGAATTTCAAAAAGCGGGGCGAAACGGACAAACATAATTTTACTTATCTATGTGATGGGTATCACATGCCTATCAGGTCGCTACGGAGACCGGACTCGTTTGAGTCATCACATCAATGTCGAAAGAAGAATCGAGATTGATTTCCCATATCTTACCCCCACCCTTCCCTTTCGAGGCTACTGGTCTCAAATTAGGGTTGTTCTTCCCAGCTTCTTCAAGGGTAGACATCCCCCTTCTTACGAACTCAAGATTGTTTGACTGACCCACGTTTCTCCCGTTGTTGAATTCGTGGACAGCAACTTGGAATTCCGTAAGAGTTCCAGTCCAATGAGACATGTCTTCGTTTAAATCCCGACACCTCTTAACAAAAAACTCAACCAGTTCCGCCACGGTAGAGCGACTACTATTGTCATAAGCAGCTTCTTCTATTGTGCTATCAATAAAAGATTTCACGCCAAACCTTGAGTCCCCTTCAATTTCTACGGGAACTTCCCAATCACATAGGAATTTAGCAAAATAAGGGAGTTCATCCTCAATAGTCTTTTCTAAGATAGCGTTGCGCGGAAATTTGCTGGTAGCCTTGTCACATATTTTAAGGGCCATAAGTTTGTCGCGATTGCTGCTGTCCAGCGACGGAATGACGGCTAGGCTGTTGATATCCATGTTCAATGACATTACCACTCTTCCTGTCCACGGTATGCTCAGAGAATCCGCATACTTTGCTTGATATTCCACCCTCGGATTTGCCACGGCCCTTTTAATTAACTCTGTAGCTTTTCTCTGATCTTGGAATGAGGCGGCAGATGTTGTGTCGTCTATGACCCACGTAGCAACCCGGCCAAGATCCTTGTTAAACTTAGTCTGTCCCGACAAGTAGTCTGACGCATCCGCATAACCCCCTACCAAACCACTGATGACTCTATTTGATAGTAGGGATTTCCCTTTGTTGGTGGGGCCTACCAGAAGAAGTGCGTGTCCTTGCACGAATTCCCGCTCCAGAACAGCAAGATAAAACCTTTGGAGCCATGAGTAAAAATAATCTAATGTGGGGCGCTCGCTATTGTTTACAAATAGTTGCCCCAGCCATTTATTCAAAAAGGGCCACTTAGAAGGACTCCCGTCAGCGTCAGGCTGCACGGGGGTTACATTAGCGCAGTTAAGAATACGGTGCCCTTGGTAAGTTACCACCCGGTCTTTGCAAAAAACAACAGGGGCGATTTCAGCTATTCTATTCTGGTTGCTTATTGTCAGGACCGCAGTATCCACTTCAGATAATGGCTGCCCTTTTTTCTGCTTCGGAGAAAACCCAGCTTGCCGAAGTTCTAAAACAAGCTGTTCCTTTGGGATAGCCACAGCACTTTCGTACAAAACCTTAAAGAAGGTTCTGCCATTAAACCAATATTCGTCTAATAACCCGGAGAGCTTTTTCTCTTCGTAATCCTTAACGAAGCGGGGCCCGAAGATGTCGCGCCATGACATAAACCCTTTTCCCGCTCTATCGCTATAACAGACAATACCGTCTTCTACAACCTGACACCCATCCCTGTTGATGCCGTCGTCAATCCAGAACAACGGGCCTCGGGCCCCCACATCAAAATCCCCCACCCAACGATTAGGAAACCGGGAGTCCACTTCAGCAGCAACTACGTCCATAGGAATAGACGTATCAAAAGACTGCGGGGGCCTTTCAGAAGCTGCTTTTATTACCACCGACTGGATGACTGAAGGCTCTAACGCCCCGTTGGTCTGCACCCAGTCCTCACCTAATTCAAAATACTGACTGGCCCTCAAAGAAGAGGTATCGAAGCCAGCGAAGCATTTGTCTAGCCGCAGCTTGATCACAATGTGCTTCATAAAAGTGTCGAACATTTCCGGTTCGATGGGCACGGGCTCTTTAAACTCCCACACTAAACGCAAAAACCCCGATTGTGTTTTACTCCTCCAAGTTGGTTTATTTGTGCTGAACTTGACAACAAGATCGTCATCTATGGAAGCCCAGTTCACGGGGGAGTCATAATCCGCAACGACCCCGTAAATCATGCGTGGGGGGTTGTCGTTACTAACTCTCTTTGATGGGGTTCTCCCTTCTACAGTTGAATAAAAAACGTGATCTGTTGTAGGCTCACCACACCAATCACGATAGGCGGCTTTAGATTGAAAAGAAGGCTTAGTATTTTTAAGTTTGCTCAGATCGGAACACTTATGTGCGTTGATCTCCCTGAGGTTCTTCAGGTATCTGTATTTCATTATTTTTGGTAGTGTTGTAGTATTTTTCCTTCTGCGGCTAAAGGGATGTCAGGTATCCAACTCGGGGGCTCGGACATAATCTTGAGAGTAGAATCAAGAGTGCTTTGAGCATCTTGCTCTGGGCACTCGATCACAAATTCATCGTGGACATGGAAAATAATTTTTATTCCGGCCTCTTCGATTCGGAGCATCATGTCCGAAAAAATATCCCGCGCTAATCCTTGCGATAGGTTTTCCGCAACGACCCCTCCCCACAATCGCATAGGGAGTCTCTTGCCATTACGGTTCATCAGCGCACTGTGTTGGACGCCACTTTTTTGTCGCGTCAGTTTTGTTCTGCCATAGTTAATAGACCTCCCAGAAGGCAAGGGCTCGGTAAAAGGGATCCTAGTGTTATAACAATTCTGGAGCTTCTGATTTATCTTCCTCCAATACGCGGGTATCTTTTTCAAAGAGGTCCTGTAAAGATCCACAGCTTCTTGGGCCTCCTCTAGGGGCATGTCATACATGTAAGAGAATGTTTTAGCCCCGGCCCCATACCCACACCCCAAAACGATAGCTTTAACTTTGTGCCTTAAAGAAGGGTCCTCCCTCTTCAAGACTCCCTGTTCCTCGGACCACAAGCCCATGCTTATAGCGAACGCTTCATAGATATCGTCTGACTTCTCGATCTCCTTGAGGGTCTTTTTGTCCCCAGCCAGCCAACATAAAGTTCTGACCTCGATTTGAGATAGATCAACCACCACCAGCTTTCTACCCTCCGGCGCGTGAATCAGATGCCGGAGATTGACTCCGAACAATTCTTCACGAGGTAGGTTTTGTAAATTCAAGTTCCCCCCACTCCCTGAGAACCTACCAGTGTGTCCGCCCCAATACATCAGTCCCCCATAGTATCTCCCATCAGACATCGTAGCGACATCAAACGATTCCAGCTTCTTTTTTAGAGCGTTGACCCTCCTCCAGTTGCTGACCGCCTCGACCCATTTGTGGGTGCCACTATGTTTGTCTACCCACTCTTGGGCTTCCAGATCATTCTGGGCCAGAGACGCGGGGGGTTCTAGTCCGTTCTTGTGGCACTCATCATCAAAGGCTGCCCTACTGAGTAACGGTTTTTCGCCAGACCACGGGATGTCCTGTTCAGCCTCAAACAGCTTTTGCTTTATTGCTACCAACTGGCTAGCCAAAAGATCAGCGTTCATAGGTAAACCTCGCTGAATAATTAGCCGATTCACCCGGCTGATCTCCCGTTCTTGTTCCGGCCAACATTCATTATATTTGTCCCATAGCTGGAGACAGAGTTCGGAGTCTTTTAGAGCGTATTTGCTAACCTCCTCTTGAAACTCATTGTCCATGTTCTCCCACCTTTTTCCTGACATATTATCCCGCGTAGTTTTAGACACCTCTAAATCAAACGCTTCAGCAGATGCGTTCTTCAGGGATCGGGGTAACCCACAAGCGGCTACCATGTCGGCGGTGCAGTGCCATTCGGAAGGCAGGACGCGGGGCCACCAATTTTGTTTAATGGCCCCGTAAAGATACAAGGTCTCGTCAAAACTAGCGTTATGAGACAGAACAACCTGCCCTTCCAAAATGCCCCAATCAAAATCTCTGGGGTGACCAACAAAAGTAAACCCATCACTCCCAACGACGGACACCATATAGGCGTCAAACTCTGGATGGCTAAAATAGCCAAGGGTCCCCAACCGCCTTATAGAACAATCACGGTCGTAGTAGGTCTCAAAATCAACGGCATATGTTTCCATTTTTTCATAAGTAAACGGCCCGCTCCGGCGGAAAATGAACCAGAGCGGGCCGTGTTATTAGAGCTATTCTCCCAGCTCTAGGTCTAGTTGTGCAACGTCCCTTGCGAGAGCGTCCCTAACGAGGATGAGCTTACGGATAACCAGCTCACCTTCTTTTTGCTTTTTTTGAAGTTCGTCAATGTTTGCTGACAGATTTGCCACCTCAATAGCGAGAATTTCTTCATCACGCGGCGGTTCCCTGTCTTGAACTTCTTGTTCTTCCTCCAGAATTTGGAGTTCCGTGTCGTCACTCATATCTATCAACCTCCAAATCCTCCGATGAAATCGACGACAGCATCATCAGGACGATTTTTGGTAACGCTCAAAGACGGAGCATACCACTCAAGGTTGCCCCGCTGGAGCAAACCGCTCTTAAAAACCCACTGGAATTCACCAAGGCGGGCTTTCGGGTTGAACGCGGCGAACGTGGCAATCCTTTTATAGGTTTGCCTATAACCGTCCTTCTGCACGTTGATCCGACCCATAGCATAATTGTGATCACCGATAGCGAAGGGGTATGCTTCCTCGTCTTCGTTATCTTCGGGCTGCTTAAAAAGCAGCGTAATTTCAGCGAACTCGATAACTCCGTGGTCGCTATCTTTCTGGATCTCGTCGGCTTCCGCTTGGGTCTTTGCGACACGAGCAATCTCATTTGATTCAAACGGAACATTCTCTCTCCACGCTTTCATCACAGAAAGAATAGTCACATGCAGGGGCTCGTCTTCGTGTGCAAGAACGTGCTGTTTATCCAAAACAATAGACGCAATCGGGGCGTCGATGTTGGACAGCTTTTGCACGATGTTGATTCGGGGGACATCGATATCATCGTGCGTGATATCAATACCACTCGCGTTAGGGAGAGCAAGGCTACCAGACGGGCTCGCTTCTGCGAGGGCGCTGGGGCTGTCTTCGATAACGGATATTTCCTTTGCTGTTTTCTTAGTAGAAGTAGCCATGGTTTCTTGGTTTCTTGGTTTCTTGGTTTCTTGGTTTATCAATCAGGCAGTTTAATTTGTGGTAGAGAACTCTGCCAAACTCTGGTCTACCTGCGATGACAAGGCATCCAATCTAGCCTCGGTTCACAACTGTGAATCGCTCGGCGGACGTTTGGATAATGCCCGCATCCTCGCAAGCGTCAACGAAATTGCTTTCTTTTTCTTTCTTGCTCCCACTTTCTGCTTGGGAGGCAACAAGTTTTGCTACCTTGGACAGCGAGATTGTCACGCTCTCTAAAACCGTATCTTCATCTAGCCCGTGGTCAGCGGCTATTTTTACGAGAGTAGCGTTATCAACTATTTTTCTGGTCCGCCCCATAGACCTTAATCTCAGACCATCAAGCTCCACGCCGTCTTTAGCCGCCTCGACCGTCCTCTCTTTTATGCGCTTCGCCCAGTTCTCAACAATCTTCGCTATGTTAAATAGCTCTGACAGTCTCGCGGGATCATCAATGTTTTCGAGATCAACGTCTGGGATAGTCGAGTCGATCTTTTTGGCTACGTCTAAGACCAGACCACCTAACGCAGGGCAAGCATCCTCATGCTTACAAAAACGGCAATATTGAGTCGGGGTGCAGTCTTCAAGTTCAGGGGACCCACGGTCCCATTTAGGCCGTATCTGCTCTCCCTTCTTGATAACATCACTAAGATCCTTGACCAGACCTTCGACATCGCCGCGATGAAAAGTGTAGTGCAAACACGCGGTGTGCTTAGGGACATAGAATACAAAGACTATTTCTTCGATATTTTCAAATTTCTGAAAAGCGCCCACAACGTAAGCCTTGGCCTGCCAGTTAGATTCCGGTGGGTCAATAATGCTGATCCCCGTCTTATAATCAGCCATCACAGCTTTACCCTCTTCCAAGACAAGGAACCTGTCGCATGTCCCCCAAGTTTCTGTTCCGTCGAGCTTAACGTCAACTTGGATCTCGTTATGCTCTTCTTCGACAACCCCAAAATTACCCATGAAGTCTGCCTCCATTTCTACAATTTGATCGTAGATAGAGACCTCCTCTTCGTTGTGCAGTGCTGACGGGTCCCTTACTTCAAGGGCCTCATGGATGCGGGTGCCCATCTCGGCAGCCGCACTGGTCCCGTCTTTCCCTTCATACCCCGCACAGGCGGCGACATACTTCAAAGAGCTTGGGCTAAATTCTGCGTGGTCTCTCGACCCGTGATCAACTTCTGTCATCGTGTAGTATTTTGTGATTCTTTATTCTGTTTTGGACGGCTTTCATAACGGCCTCCTCAATCGTGTTGCTAGCCACCAAGATTTTCTGAATAGCATCACTTTTGGCTCCGTTGCGGTGAATTCGGCCCAATGTCTGTAAATGATTCTTGGCCGAAAAAGAAGGAGAAATAAGAGACACTCTTGGTCTGTCCCCCTTTACATCGTGTAAACTAATCCCCGTCCCGCCCGCGGCAATGTTGACCACTATAATGTGGTCCTTGTCGTCTTGGAATCTGTCAATCGCTTCCTGCCTCTCCTGACTCTCCTGCCCACCAACAATTCGTCGGCAGTTCAAATTTTGACAGAGTGCCTCTGTCGTATCCGAAAAATTCACGAAGATCACGACACTCTTTTTTTCAGCGACAAGGTCTTCTGCAATCTCAATCAAATCAGGGATCTTGAAAGACTCAGCCAACATCCTAGCTTTTAGAATATTCACCAGCGTGTGGTCACTGTCCTCAACCGTGCCATCCTCAATAAATTTTTGCACAACAGCAGGAGTTATCCCAGCCTCCCTATAGGCAGCTTGAATCTTGGTTGCGTTTTTAAACGCGATGGGCTCTACGATAATGAGGTTCTTTTTAAATGAGTCTGGAAAATCGTCTATCGTAAGACGGCTCACATTGTGTGAATACATTTTCTTCCGTATCTCCGGTAAGTAAGACCTGCCTTTCCGACCCATCTCCCATTTACCCCATTCGTTTTGGTGGCACCCCATGCGGGCCATCCAAGAATACCAACTCGGCAAGTCGTCGGTTGATTTATTGAGAGAGTGAAAGCCTAGCATCAAGCCCAATCCTCTCATCTCGGTGGGATCCTCCGCCGCTGTTGCAGACATACCATGGACTTGGAACCCTTGCTGGATAAGAGAGATCAGGAGTTGTGCGTTCTGGGTATAGGGACCCTTAGCTTTGTGGATCTCATCAAACAAAACAACGGTCCCTTCAGGGAGATTCCACCGCATTATTTTCTTACCCACTTTGCTCATGTGCGCCGACTTCCCCGTCCTGATTTTTTCGTAATTCATAATGAAGATAGGGTCCACTTGAACCTCCTTCATCTCCCTCGTCCACGACGGGATAACTGACTTAGGGCATATTACAGCCACGGGTTTGCCAGCCCGCTTCAAGCTAAGTGCCAAATGACACCCCACGACAGTCTTTCCAGTTCCAACGTGTGAAGTGTCGCAGGTATTATCCCCCGCTAGCAGACGCTCTAAAAACAAGTCGTGTGCTTCTGATTGCCTGAAGAACAATGTTTTCATCAGTGCATAACTGAGCTGAACATTGCATGCATCAACACGGCACATAGTTGATACCGCGCCTTCCCAAAGCCTCTGTATACCTTGCGATGTTGTAGGGGCGTGATGACAATAACGTCGCCCACATCGTTAGTGGTGTGTCGGAAACCCAAGGCTTCTGCTGACTCAATGCCCTTCTTTACAGTGCTGGGCTTAGTGCTAATCGATATCTGATACTGGTCAAAGTAGTCCCGAATGTGTTCGGGGCGTGTGTAGTGTGGCATGTATGTGCCTTACCATAAGGGCTCCCAGAAACAAGAAAAAAGTTGAATGCGTAAGGGGCGCTGACCGAATCGCCCCAAATTGTGACACGGCCAACGCCCCCAATACACACTACGCAATTAGAATTGCAGGACGACTATGGCCCCACGCCCATTCAGGTCAACTATTTTCTGCCCCTCTATAATACTGGGCGATCAAAAAAGCGTCTACCATTCCATCATGGGGAACTTTGCACCGTTTGTTTTTAAGCCAGTTCTCAGAAGGCTCAAGTTGTTGGGCCGCTGCCAAGGCAACTTGTTTTGTCATTCCCTTGGGGATATGGCCAAGCATTACTTTTTGCCACTTGTGGACACTTATTCTAGCAACCTCATACCCTTTGCATTCGGCCATCCCCAGAAGTTTACCGAACGAGATAGCCATAGACCTCACTGCTTGGGAACTCTTTGCATGAGCCAGAGGCTCTTCGATAGCCAAGACAAAAGGCGTATTCAGATACAAGATCCATTCATTGACCTTGCGGATATCTATCTCCCTCTTTTTACTTCTTTGCTGACAAGGCATCGCGGTCTTTGCGATGACGCTCCCGTCATGCTTGGCAATAGCACAAAGCCCCCCGTCTAGTCCGTTGTCGATGCCAACAATCACGCCTTGGCTAGTCGCCTCTTG